GGGCAGCTTCAGCCAATAAAGGATGAGTCACACCGGAGGCTCCACGGAAAGGCTGTGTGCGCTCATCGTAAGTAAAGCCAAGAAGCTCTAATCCGTTTGTATAAGCATCTTCCCATTCTTGACGACTTGCTTTGTTTGCATCGAACTCTCCAAGCAAATCACTAGAAATACGGACCAGTTCTCTGTCCGGTATCTCTTCTGCTAAGTTCATGTAAAAATCGTCACTCTTACCGCGCTGATCCTGTGGATCAAAGTCGATAATGACTCCGCCATCATCCTCTGGCTTTATTTCGATAGAACCAACGTCAGTTGCTTCAATGTCAGCCATCACGACATTTGCACTATCTGGCAACTCAAGTTCTACTTCAGCAGCTAAATCGTCTGTGTCTAATTGTGATGGAACATCCATCAAGCCTGCATTTGGTTTACCATTTGCCATTGCCACTCCTATTTATCTGGGAGGAAATACCCGTATGAATCTCTTGGGAAATACAGGTCCATCCCTCCTTGGGGGCTCCTAAACTCGCGTTCATTCGCGGGCCGTCCCATAATTGCATCTAATTGCTGAAATATTTTAGCATCAACCATCCTTGAAAGTTGCTCTGGTGTTGCTTGAATACCAGCTTGTTTAAAAATAGATACCCCAACCGCATTGTTTCTTTTATCCATAGCACGATGTAACCGATTTGAAGTACCAATATCTTCGCCTAGATCGCCAACCTTCATCGCGGTCTTTGGTCCGTAGTCCGCGGCGACCATTGCAGTACCCAATGCGTGTCCACGGGCATCCGCCAGTTCTTGGGGGGTAGGTAGGTCCTCCCGTCCGGGCGGACGAGAAAATCGATTAGGACCCTCGATTGGGTCCTCAACTAGCGGATAGCCGTAGTCACTTGCAAGATTTTCAAAAAAGGTAGGGTTGTCACCGTAATAAGTTTCGCGGGCCGCGGAGCCCGGATTACCAGACATTCTTATTTCGGATTGTTTGTTTTTACTAAACTGTGCGCCCTCTGGGGGGTCTGCAAAAGGTGTATATTGTTCTGCAAAAAAAGTTGCTACACCACGTTCCTCAAAGTCTTGTGCTTCTGGCGGGGTTGTAGTATCTTCTATCACTACGGTAGCACCGCCGTCCTCGTAGTAGGACACGAATCCGCCCGCTCCAAGGTTTACCGCAGGACTATTCATTAGCAGGCCTTTCCATTTTTAAATTAATAATACAGTTTCACTGTAGCATGGTTTTCTTCATCTTCCCAGTCATCTGTTGGTAGTTGCACAAAATTTCCTTGTCTATAGCGCATAAGCGCCTGTGTCATACTATCAACCAAGTCATCATTTTCACCATTAGGAAAAGCTGCCACCTCTTCGATTAACTCGTCTGAGAAAGTCTCATCGGGGGCCCAAACCATCCCTGCCTCAAACAATGGTGATACACTATGTACTCTACTGACCTTATCGTTGCCACGACTAGGTGTGAAGTTAACAACAGGTATACCCATGTTGCGTAACTCGTGTGTTAACGGCATACCACTTGCTTTTGCTTCCACAATTACCGTGTCTGGTTCCCAAAATTTGTAATTATCAAGCGCAATTTGTTTTAACTCAGGAAAGTCCCACCGACCTTTCTTACTGTCCAATAAAATTAGATTTGGCCCTGATCCACCCTCGTTTGGATAAAATACGCCCCACGTGGTAATCGCCGAATAGTCCGCGGTCTCTCTTTTACTAAACGCTGTATCGTAACTTTGGATGACATATTCGAGTTGCGGAATCCTTTCTTGATCCCAAACACGCCACCACTCACGCTTAATGATGGCATTTTCTTCACCCGTAGGATTTTGTTGGTATTGAGCGTTCCACTTCGACGGTGGTATTGACGCTTTTACCGCGGTCAAATCATCCAAGCTCCAAAATTCTGGCCAACACGGAGTCCCATCTTCAAAAATCGCGGGCAACTCCACAACTTCCCATTGATCGGCCAAGTTATCTTTGGCCATCGCACGTAACAATTGACCCGTCATGTCCTTCTCAGACCACCTAGTCTGAACCAAAACAATACTGCCACCGGGTTGCAAACGCTGTCTTGGACCACCCGTATACCAATCCCACGCATCATCAAACCCAGAACTCGACATAGCAGTCTGCTCCGAGTGCGGATCGTCAATAATGACCAAATCACCACCACGACCCGCTAAGTTCGAGCCCACACCCACCGCATAGTACATTCCACCACGGTTCGTATCCCATCTGCCAGACGCTTTACTGTCTGCTGCCAGTTTTACTTCAGGAAATATCTCTCGAAACTCATCGCTTTCGATCAAGTTTTTTGTTTTACGGCCAAAATTTACTGCCAACTCTGTCGTGTGCGTTGCCTGAATGATCTTCTTGTTTGGCATTCGGCCCATGAACCACGCAGGAAAAAGATAGGACGCAAACTCAGACTTAGTGTGACGCGGTGCCATGTTGATTATCAAACGTTTCAACTCGCCACGAGCCACCCTTTCAAGCTTTTCTGCAATGATCCGGTGATGACGACCCGCGATAAAGTCAGGCCAAACAGTTTTTACGAAAGTTAAAAAATCATTTTGGCACTTTTCGTTTTTTTCAAGCTGCGCAAGCCGAAGCTCAAGCTTCAGTTTTTTCTCTTCCATCAAAGCATTTTGCGCTGCACTCATAGGGGTCCCTAGCTAATTTTTCACACGCAGTTTTCAATGTTTCACGTGAAACAATTCGAATGTTCCACGTGGAACATAGCACTAATTATATGCGATTTTAAACACAAATATAAGACAGTTAACACTGATTCAAAATAACTCATAAATATTCGCGAGAAACATGGCACAAGCCTGCGTAGCCTAAGCACCGGGCCGGGCGCAGCGGATCGCGCTCGTTGGCTGCCGATCTGCGCGACTTGACCCGATCACCGGGGGACCCTGCGCGATATTCCCGGCGGATGGATCACGGCCAGCGGCCAGCGGATCGAAGGCGACCGGCGGCGGATAACTGACACCGGCCACGGTTGACCGGGCGCGGGTTAATTTTTACCGGCTGGGGTCCGGGGACTGCGGCCAAATGCCCACGGCCTGCCGCCAACTGGGCACGGCCTGCCGCCATGGGTTCGCGGTCCGTAGGTTTTGGGAAGTGATCGGGGGGCATGGCCCGCCGTGTTTAACTGCGAAACACTGGGCAATAAAAAAGGCCGCACGGGGGCGGCCTTTTCTGGGTGGGGTTTACTTAGTCAAAGCGGGCGATTTTTGTTTCACGGGTTGCACGGTCACGAATTGCACATATACCGTAATGATAAACGAAGCACTCGAAACTTTCGAAGATAAAACGCGCCAGCGGTGCAAGTGCTGGGTCGTCGTCGTATTTGCTTTGATATGTCCCGTTGTGGTCGTCAACCGTTCCATCTAGTGGATACTGACCAAAGCCGCCAAACTGGTAGGCCTCGTCCATACCCGCCGCGATACTGTCCAGCGTTAACGGATCGGCTCCATAGGTCCCGCTTTCAATGCAAGCTTGACAGAAAAAATCGGGGATAATCCCGCAAGCTTCCGCCAATTGTTCAGGCGTTGCCCCGCCAATTTGCTCATCATTTGCTGGATTAAATTTGCGATCCAGTAACATATCCGACGGTCTAACTTTCAATTGAATTACATTTTCCATATTTAAATACTCCGTAGTTGAACGGGGGCGGAATTGCTCCCGTTATGCGATATTATAGGATAATATTTTAAAAAGTAAAACCCCAACAAAAAAGCCCGCACAATGGCGGGCTTTCGTTTTGCGCTGTCGCTGGGTTTATGCGGCTACTTTATCCAACAATGCGCCCGCTTTCCGTTCAATTTCTATTCGGCTGTCTTGGTGCGGGATATCTCGCGCTATTGCGGTAATTGCTTGCGCGGCATCCCATACTGTCTCAACCGGTCGGCCTTCTTCTTTTAAGTGTCTAGCGTTCGCGGCTTTCGCCATGCGTCCAGATAAACCGGCCCGCTTATTTAAAAATTCAAAACGGCTTTCGTCGTCGTGCGCAATCTTGGCGGCTTTCGCGGCTTGCACTCCCTCGATGAATGTCGAGGTTGCGCCATGCGCAAAACTTTCCAATGCTGGCCGCGCTTCCATAGCGAAACGATCCGGCGCAAATTTAGTGTGGCGTATTTTGATTTCTTGAAAATTTTCCACGCCCCACAAGTTGCGATTCATGCAAACGCCACGTAAGTACATCGCGGCAATGCCTGCCGTTTTACTTCCGGTTTCACTATTCCACGCATAGAAACCTCGAAACATTAAATCGGGCTCCCCGTTCGCAAGCTTGCCGATTTCGATGGGGTTGCGGTCGTCTACCAAGAAAAGAAACACGTCGCGATCACTGGCGAATAGTGTCGTCGTTTCCATGGTAACCGGCACGTCCGGATCATAAACGGCTAAACCGTTAGCGTTCCCGGTCATCATGCCCGGAACCTTCCAACGTCCGCCAGACTGCTCGACTAAGTTTTTAACCGGTTCAATGATTTCCCAGTCAAAAATTCGACCGTAGTCGGGACCAGTCGCCGCACGTAGTTCGCCGCCTTCGTTCTGTGCTCCGTACACTTTCACCAGTTCCCGGCCACGGTTATAGCGCAGTCCCCATTGAATACAGTCCGCCGCCAATGGTGCAGGCAGGTCCCGAAGATATCCGGCAGGCGCTCCCGATAACTGAGACAACTGGCCAAAACTCCAATTGGTCGGGGTGTTCACGTGGTCCCGATAATTGTCGTCTTGGTACTCGATACGCAAATCCCCATAGCTGGGGTTGTTTTGGTCCAGTTCCCCCACAACGTTTATTTTGTGAGTATCAACCGTCCGGCTTGTCATTTGCTGGGCGTCGTTCTTTTTAAATGCCAGCATACTGTTTAACGACAGAAACTTTTGATCGTCCGGTCGGCTAAACCACTGGCTCGATACCGCGCTGTTTCCGATGCCATGCGCGAAGGCATTAGTTTGATAAGTCATAATATTAACTCCGTAGTTAAAAAAACGGGGGCGGAATTGCTCCCGTCCCCGATAATATCCCATATTTTTATATATGGTGCAAGTTAATTTTTTAGAAAGTTATTCCTGCCCAATATCGCCCGCAACATGGTGACGAATAATTGAACGCGGCGGGAGTGACTTCGCAAATCTCAAAAGTTTTTCACCGTCGGTTTCTTCCGGCTGGTCGGCTTGGCTAGTCGCGACCCAATGCAATTTCACGTTTCCGCCGTCGGCATAACATCCGCCGCGAGTATTTTCGCCTGCGGCTTTTTTCTTGGCAGCACCGTGCGCAGTAAATCCGACAATAAAATCGCGATCCAGTCGTGCGCATAATGGGTCACCGTTTCCACAGTCGCGGCAGCTAAACCCGTCACGATATTCTGCGGGGCACCGCACTACCTTTTTATTGAACGGCGCGTCGCCAGATTTTTTACCCTGCCAGAATTTATCGGGTACGACGCAAACGGATGGAACCCCGTTATAAATCGATGCGGATGCAGCACCTAGACTGTCGGCGCTAAAATTAATTACGGTTTTACCCTTGCGCAGTTTTTTGCCCCAGCCATAAACGTTCGGATCAAAATGCGAATATGTAAATGACTGGCCTTTATTAGGTACTGCGTCCAATAACGCGTCAAGATAATCTGCGTCAATTTTTTTTGAACCCTTGCCGCTGCAATTAAGTTTGCAAGCGGCTGGGCACGTTGCATATTTTTCGCCGTTGCCTGCGCGGTAAGTTACTGCGATGCCTTTTGTTTTTTCTGCCCGGCTTATTTCTACTGTTTTCAACATGGATTGCCCTCCGTAGTTGTATAAGATTTATCGCATACCTTACACCATAAAAAAGCCCGCAGTCAAGCGGGCTAATTTTTTGTTTTTTTATTTACGTCTGCGTTTCGGTTTTTGTCGCAGATCGTCTGCTGCATCTTCCCCAAACAGCAATTTATAAATCCATTCAATGATTGCCATCTATTTGCGCCTCCTCGTTATCGAGCCAGACCCAAGCTTGCACCCACGCGCCGTCGCTACTTTTAGAAACCTTTGCATCATTATCGATTTCTATATCGTCACATGCAAATTGATTTCTTGCTCTATCGATCCAGTCGTCAGCCATATCGCTACACCTCCGTAGTTTGTTTATGACTATGGGATTGTATGCGATGTTGTGGGACATATCAAGCTAAAAACATTATCCCAATCAATTTGGCCAGCACAATGAAACAAGGGCTCAACTTTCAAGCCTTCAAGCTTTAGATCAACGGCCTCGCTGCCGGGATACAAAAATAGCTGTTCGGGTTGGTTTTTAGTTTTGTGTTTTCTAACCATCACCCAGACACTTGCGTGACCATGCGTTGTTAACCACGCAACTTGGTGTGGTCGTAAATCTACCGCATTCCCTGCGGTGGCTTTAAGTTCTATGAAATGAAAGTTACCTAGCTCATCACATAACACGACGTCCGGTACTCCGGGCATCGCCCACGTTTCAAGCCGTGTTGCTTTCAGGTTCCTCCCAGTCTTCTCCATCCCCGTCTTCATCTGCCTCCAAAAGTCGGCTTCTCGCTTTGTCGCGGTTCTGGGAATTGCTCTCTCCTTCGGGAGTAACGTCGATAGTGATCGGGGCATAACTTTGTTTTATCTCCTTGAGCGCCTTCAACACTTCATCCTTACTCATACTGTCAATGCTGCCAGTGCGAATCTCGCTCTTGTTTACATAAATGTCACCTTGAGCTTGCCCCCTCCGGTATTCTGCTTGAACGGCGGCACTATACGCACCGTTGTTTAATGCCATATCACGGATCGTTTGTAGATCACGCAAATGGCGTTGGTAGTTGACACCAAACTTTTCATCCAGTTCCGCACGATAAGCTTGGATAGCTGCTACCACGTGCGGGCTAATATTTGCGTTGGTTAATTCATATGCCCTAGTGTGAGCAGAACCTGCGGGATATCCTGCATTGATTGCTGCTTCTCGCATCGTGATCTGACCATCTTTCGATACCAGTTCCTTCACAAACAATTCTTGCTTACGAGTTAGCGGCTGCGCTCTTGTTGCTTTTGGTCTACCCACTCTTTTCTTTCGAATAGGAGCAACAGATTTACTAGGCATTTAATTCTCCAGTTATTTGGCGATAGTTTGCCATAAAATAAACTGCTTTGTATATATACACAAGAAATCAAAAATAAATAAAAAACAATTTGACCCCGCTATACGCAATCTTGCTCTTTCTGGTTACATAAACTCTGGTACGGTTACATTTTTATTTTTAACTTATGTAACTATAAATCTCTATATATAACAAAGCTTTAACTGCTCTGGTCACACGGTTACACCAGTTACACCTATTTTACCAAAAAAATTAATTTTTTATTTTTGCTCTATATATAAGTAAATGGCGTTTATTTGTGCCGTGGACCGTGAGCCAAGAATAGAAGATAATAGGAACCGGCCCGTCCCTTTGGTCCCTTACGCTGAGACACTTCCACTCAGCCCGTCACGCCAGAGGGGCGGGTCACCATCCGCCAAAAAACCATATGGCAAACCATCCGCCGCCCACGATGAGGAGCAGCAGCACAATGTGCCACCATTGAGCGTCATCGCCACCATTGTATTCTTTCCAGCCCATGGGGCCATCTTACCACAATCAGTGTTCCGTAACGTCTTGCGCTTTGACGACGGTATTCTTTGTAGATTTCATGGCGTCTGCAAAGAAGTCATCTTCTTTCAGATCGTCAAGGTCTGCCAGATGCAGATTGATTTGAACGCTGGTTCCGTTGAGGCAGGCAAACGCGACAGGTGACGCGATGCAGTGGTTGTTGAGCAGCCCGACGTAGACGTCGAGTCGATCAGATAGCATGTTAATGACGTGGCATACGTCGTCGTTACTGAGCCCGTTTACAAACTCTATGAGTTCGGTTTGTCGTTCTTTTTTTATCATAATGTTCTCCTCGATAAAAAACCCCCGATCCGAAGACCGGGGGAAAAGGGGTATTACCAACTGCCGGGACCGTTGAAAGTCCCTTCGCCAGCAGCCGCATAGTATTCGGGGACGGACTCCCCGCGGTTTGCAAGCTCGGCAGCGTAACGCTTTGCTTGGACGCCATTCATGTGGCCTTTAGTGTGACCACCCGCGTGACAGCCGGTGTGGGCTGCGTTGCGGTAGAACGTCAGCAGCTCATCGCTGCTGAAGCCGTCCAGCTTTTCGGTATTGATGTACATAAGCACACCCTCCGTAGCTGATTAAAAGATCAGGGCTTGCCCGCCCCGGTTAGCTGGCCCACCCAACTAACAAACACAGTATCGCATACTATCGCATAAATGTCAAGACCTAATTTTTAAAAAAGTTATATCACCGCGGAAGGATGCACAGAAAAATAATCCATACGGTCGTCCCATTGGAAGGTGTGGTCTTCCCAATCGGCTGCTTCGTCAGCAAGTCGGTTTTCAATGGAGGGTGATGATGTCCATGCCTTGAGGTTTAACTTCAAACTCCACTTAAACTCGTCAGCTTTCTCTCTCCAGTAATCGGCCTCTTCTCTGCCTTCCCATTCATCTTCTTCTGCCCAGAAAGCACAAAGATCGAAACAAGCTTGATCGCTTAGTGAGCCATCTCTCATGCGTAGAATTGCAGGCCTCTTACCGTTCATTTTGTTTATCCTCCGCGAAGTAAACACGCTTCATGGGTTTGGTTCTGAAAAAGCCTTTATAGTCTGGATACTCATGCATAAACAGTCGAGCGTACAAAGCAATAAAATCGTTCGATATTTTGTACTCGTTACCAGTGGTAACAATCATTGTCTCCCAGCGAATGCGGTTGACGATCAACCATGCCGAAAGGTTACGGTGCCCTTTTCGTATGGCTTGGAAGGTGAACTTTTTAAATAGCTCATAGAACTCTGGGTTCTCTTTGTGCCAAGCCCACCATTTCGTTTTCAGGTCATCTGTCATGAAAACAGCCAGACCGCGAGTCCGGCAAGTAAACCTCCAACAGCAGCCATAACTGCAAAGTGATGTCGCACGTACCATGGTTCAAGGTCCGTGGTTGATTCTTCGTCATCCCACGAGTGATCTTCAAACTCATCACGAGCAATAACAACTTCGGACACCGCCTCTTGTACTTCCGCTTTTATTTCTTCACCCACGGCGCTTGCATGAACCGCTTGCTTATGCAGGTTCATCTTCAAACAATAGTCGAGTACCAAAGCTTCGTTCCAACGATTTACCATCTTTGGCCCGCGAGTTGCGGTCGTTGGTACTTTGAGTGGGGATGGAAACAGACCTTGCTTTACCTTGCGGTAGATGGTCGGTTTGCTGACGCGTGTGACATCGCACACTTCGTCAATCGATAATAATTTTTTCATAACGTTCTCCATGAAGGGTTACATAGAGATTGTATGGGATTTTATACAGAAAAGTCAACCACGCAGTATACGCTGCCAAGCTTTTTCGATCTCAGAAACAAGCTGCTTCTTTTTCTCTGCGGTTAGTTCTTTGTCTTCTTCTATGGCCAGTAAGCGTTCGTTGACGACACGATTCACGGTAGAAATAGCCCAAGACCAGTCGATCTCACTTATTCTTTTTTCTGATTCCATGCACACCTCCGATAAAAAAGCCCCAGCCGGGGGCAACCGTACTGGGGCTGTTTCAACTACGGAGAACATGAGGGTCATGTTCCAGCATAGTATAAACAGTTTTGTATGGGATAATCAACACTTAATCGCATATTTCGCATATATTATCTGGATATTCTCCACCCTCTAATGGATCGTGAAGCGTGAGACTACAACCAGCGCACTTGCGAATTAGAGTGCCGTCTGTAATTGCTACAAACGTCAGTTCTCTTTCGCACTTCGGACATCTATTATTCACTAGATTTTTGTGAATTTGCCCCGGCTCTGTCTTCAATTCTGCCACCATTAACAGACTCCACGTACCATTCGAACACTAATCTAAGCTGCCCACCTATAGTACGGCCTTCCTTTTTTGAAAGTTCTTTAATATCTTCATACACTTCTCTTGGTACGAGAATGCTTTTCCAACGTGTTGTATCCATTAACTATCTCCGAATGCCCCCGGATATCTACGATAATATAGGAAGATATACAAAAATGCAAGAAATCACTTTGCTTCACCCCATGATGGGCCAATTTCTACATCGCATTTCGAGGGCACTTCTAACGGCACCGCTTCTTCCATAATTTTGGCCACGGCTTGCGCTTCGTCAACACTTTTTACAGACACGGCAATCTCATCATGTATCTGGATCATGGGCAACATGCCTTGTTTGTACAAATCTACCATCGCTTTTTTTGTCATATCCGCAGCAGATGCTTGGATTAATCGATTGAGTGCTTTGTAAGTGTAAGCACGTTTGAGTCGAGTCGTGGGCCCATATTCGTCAACCGCCTCTTTGTAAGGCAACGCCTTATTCATGGCAAAAGTATCGGGCTCCCACAAATCAAAACGACATTTACGGCCAAGCAGCGAGTGCAACGATCCCCCAGATGATTTTTCATTGAGCCTGTTCATGACGCCTGTCATCAAACCTTTCACAAAAGGCACACGGTCATGGTATTGCTTGGTCAAGCTCTTTGCATCCTCAACCGATAGGTCAAGTTGTTCCGATAGCTTATTGACTCCCATGCCATACATCATTCCTAAATTTATTGTCTTGGCCTGTTTTCTTGGAATGTTAGCCATTTCGGCTACCATCGTGTGGAAGTCCGTGTCTGGGTTTTCGTTGTATGCCTTAACAAAGTCGCTTGCGCCTTCCAAAGCAATCCCTCGCATTTTTCCGTATACATGCGCATAATGTACGAGTATGCGTGGCTCTTGCTGACTGAAATCAATAGCCGCCCATTGTTCGCCTTCTTCTGGTAAGAACAGCGAACGGATCATAGGACCCAGTTCAGGATCGCGGGCCGGGATTTGTTGTAGGTTTGGGTTGGACATTGATATACGTCCTGACACCGTGCCTCCATCGTCAGAACGGATTTGATTTATATGAGAGTGTATCCGACCGTCAGCGTGGCAGTGCTTCATGATTGTGTTGATGAAAGTGCCGGATGTCTTGTTGAGATTCCTAGCTTGGGTGATAAGTTGCGCGAGTGGGTGATCGTGCTCTTGGAGGAAGAGTTTTGTAAAACTAGGTGCGCCCTTTTCTGTGCGTGGATAGTTGACGCCGATTTTATCGAACGCTTTAGCAAGACTTTGAGCAGCCCATATTTCCACGTTAGTGCCGCTGATGCGCTTTATCTCCTTGAGGACATCCCGTTCCCTCTTGAGCAAACTATTCCTCGTTCTCTCGACCTTATCCGTGTCAACACGCACTCCGCGCATCGTCATATCAACGAGACATGGAAGAAGATCAAGTTCGAGGTTGGCGATAGGCCACAAGCCTTCTTTGCTAAGTTGAACAGAAAAGAAGTTCCAGAGTTCGAGAGTCAGTTCAGCGTCACCTTCAGCGTAGGGTCCGACATACATAGCGGGCATCTTCCACATCTCAGCTTTCGGATCGACACCAAACTCTCTCGCAGCCTCCACTAAACCTTTTTCAGATTTAACTTTTCCCAAGTGATCGTAAGCCAAAGCGTTTAAACTGTAGCTGAATCGATTTTCATCCAGCAGTGACGCGATGACCATGGTGTCAATAATTTTGCCATTGACCTCGAAACCCATGCTCTTAATCCAGCCCAAATCGTATTGAGCGTTGTGCATAATTTTGTCAGCCGGACACCCAAAGACTTTTTTCAGCCATCTGTTAACAACCTTTTCATCAAGGTTGCCACCACCAAAATGCCTGATCGGTATGTAACCGGACCAATCATCGACCGCAACTGCGTATCCAACCACCTCGCCATCACCCGTTGGCCAGCCGGGACCATTTGACTTCAGGTTTGGGTCCTTGGTTTCAACATCTATCGCTATCTTTTTTGCTGACGTAATGTCAGGTAATTCGAGCGGGGGTATCCACTCACTTTTTGGGGCGAACATGCTCATTTGTAGTTTTGCCATTACCTTCTCCACCTAACGCCGCGTACCCGCAAATATCTAACCAAGAATCTGCGTGATCGGGCGTTACGTTTAGTCGGGCAAGTTTAACAGCAATCATGCACTGATAAACTTGCGCTACGGTTACATCTTTGTTGAGAACTACAGACCACAACTTTGCTATTCGTTCATGATTCTCGAAAGCATCGCCATACTCTTTTGCTCGTTTGCCGTTAAGTATTTTTTCTGCGTTACGCAGGATTTGTTCCCGTTTCATTCATGTACCGCTCTGTTCTAGTTGGTTTTTTATAAGTCATAACTTCTTGACACATCTTCTGCATCAACAATGTATAAATTTTTCTTAGCACGAGTCACGCCAACGTAGAAAACACGATGCGTGTCATCCGGGTTTTGCTGAAACTGTGTGTCTGCTGCTGGGCTCAAGTCCGTAAACAACACAACGTTATCAGCCTCTCCACCTTTTGATCCGTGGATCGTGGACGCTGTAATGCGAGGCATCCCATTAAATTTCTCGCCCCTACGCAACAATGCAGTGACATACGCACGGTCGGTATCAGGCAGCTTATCCATGGCTGTGGACCAGATCATGTCCTTAGTTGCTTTTAATCCGTGGTTTTCTGTTAGCTCATCGAACGTCACCAGATCATTGTCATCAACGCCCGGCAACTTTTTGAAGCCTCGCGTCAAACGATCACCAATGGCCATGTAGCTGTAGATTATGCGGGCAACCTGACCAGATATTTCTTTACCTTTGCGCAACTGCTCCCAACCATTGACTGCTTCACTTATTTTTTCACTGATGGAGCGTCTGCCGCGATAGTTAAATAAGTAACCGTTTGACTTCAAGTCTTGAGCCACTGGCGTAAGTTGATAGCCCGCCTGAGATAAAATAAGCCACTCACCTTTCGCCATGTCGAGAGAGTTGATGGTGTTTATACGAGTAACGTTACCGGGCTCTTTGCGAGGTTCGTACTTTTTTGGAAACCTTCGGTTGATACGACGGACTACGTTTTCAGCAACGTCATGCACATTTTTTGGTATTCGGTAAGACTGCGATAGTGTTTCTGATCCGCCGGGTAGATTAATGAAATGATCCACGTCGGCACCCGCCCAGCGATAGATAGCTTGGTCGTCATCACCCGCGCAATACATTTTCTTTGACTTACGATCCAGCAGATGTGCAATGTCCCATTGTAGGGGTGATAAGTCCTGTGCCTCGTCCAAAAAACACAAATCGAAGTCTGGGCAATATTTGGCATCGCCTTTGGCAAAATGCTCAAGCATATCGGTAAAATCAAACAGACCCATTGCCTCTTTGTACTCTCGCAAACTCTTTGCCACAAAGTTCACGGTGTTCCAATCATGCTCAACTTCACTAAGGTTGTACTGATCTCGCAACTCTACTTTACGCAATCGCGACAAATTAATTAGGCCCAGCACCGGATCGCTGCTGGAAACCATACTGGGCACGTCCTCATCTATTGCTGTATTTTTTTGAGTGCCAAGATCAACGCCAATTGTACGACTTAGCTCACGATAGTTTTCTTCCTGCATGACTTGCTCTGGCCGTATGTCAGACATCGTGAGTGCCAAACTATGCAGCGTCCTGAAAAATATTAAATCTTCTTTTGGGTTTAGGTTGAAACGCGCTGCCGCTCGTTCTTTTGCTTCATTAGCCGCTTTTCGCGTAAATGCCAAAAAAGCTATGCGTGTTGGATCAACACCATCGTCTAACGCTTTGTCCACCATGTTAAGCAAGGTTGTTGTTTTACCTGTGCCCGGCGGACCAAAGATTCTAAACATTTTTTTCCTTCCGATATATCTGCTGCACTCTTTGCTTGGTGATACCAAATAGCTTCGCTACTGCCGTCATGGTCATTCGTTCTTTGTCGATCAACCGAACAATTTCTACATCACGGTCTTTTTTCGACAGACCATTCAAAACGGGGCCTCCTCTTGATTAAATGATGGGGTTTTCAATTCAACGTCAGCACTTTCAAAAGCCGGTATCTTCCACACACGGACAGATCGACCCTTTATTTTTAGTACCATACTGTCTCCATTTATGTCCCGTAACCTTTGTGCAATTTTATGCGATTTATATTCGAAAAACTTATTCTTCTTCAGATAACTCTCAAAGTCTTTCAACCTGAAATAAGTAACCTGTTCTTCTTCGTCGGTCCATGGGCGGCGGAGTAAAATCTCTTCTTTGTCCTGCGCTTGCTGCAAGTGGCTGCAAAATTCTTCAAGGTAATCGTAAAACTGTCCGCTGATACTAGCGTCTTGTGCTACTTCGATGATGGCGCTTTCGTTGTCACGCATCTCTGTCAACAACGTGCTAATACGACTTTCCCACTGTGCCTTCTGCACTGACCGCGGCATAAAGTTAAGTTGCTCCATGCACGATTTTTGGAACATGGGCTGGCTCATCAAAGCTTCCGTATCTAGCTCCAGAGGCTCTCCGTTTACGTCCATAAACCATACGGGTGGGGTGCTATTGTACTTGCGTAAATTAGCGATTGTAGCGCCAGCTACGGCGGCTCCTATGCCAAATTTGCGGGTTCTGCAAAGTTCTTTGTTGCAATGTGCGCTAATCGGTGCATCTGTGCATTTGTAAGCGTAATCTTTTCGCTCAAGTTGTTTGGCGACAATGTTTACTTCGGGCAGCGGTAAAGGTGGTGATAGGTATTCCATGTTGTACACGAGAATCTCTGACTCCCAACTGTCTGGGAACGCCTTTCGCAAGTAGACACCAAGATTAAATAGTCCATTGTTCCTGCCGCCCTCGCTAATTTTTTGCTTGCAAAGTATTTGTAAACAAGGCGGCCCATCTCTTGCAATAATATCGTTGCTGCTTACGTCATCTATTTGAAGCTTCAACACTTCTTCGGGTGTTTGCTTATATTTATTATAAAGTTCTATAAACTCTTCTAAATCAGCAGACGTGCCGTCATCCAGAAAAGCATACCGCAATCCATTTTCGTGATCGTAATAAGGAAGATTGAGAAAATTTCCAACATCACCACGGTCTAAGTGCAACTTTATCTGTTTTGGAAATATCTCACTTTCACCATAACCAAGGGCCGCGGACATATGTTGCAGAGACTTCTGCATGTCTTTCGCTTCGATCCATTCGGTTGTGAAAAGAAAGCAGTGCGCACCACCTGATTTGCTACGGCACACCACTAAAGGTAATTTGAGTTTTCTTATTTTGTTTACAAGTGTTTTGTGGTCAAGTGGATACTGGTCCACATCTATGCAACCCCATTTACACATGTTGTCTTCATTGATTGGGATAATACCCAACCCGTTGCCCTTGCCGGACAAATGGTTTTCCCAAAGCTTCTTCGTTCTAGGTTCACGCGTGACACCCGCCTTACCTTGGGCTTTGCCATTGGCGGCGGTTTTTTCTATTTTGAAGTAGCCATGAGCTTCCTTCAGGCCATCAAATATGGCCATAAATTTATCTACTGACATGTGTGCCCCCATACGGAAAAATCGGCGGGGCACAAGGCCCCGCCGCGTGACGAATTAAAATGCGGACGGTTGTTCGCTGTCTTCGTCTTCCGTATGCTTCACCACAACATCGCCTGCGGTGATGCTCTCTGCAAACCCCTTAGCACGGGTGTACAAAGCACCGTCTTCGATGACCCCTTCACAGGACATCTCCCATCCATGCCATGACCCTTTCGAGTTTTCTTCAGGTATGGTTTTCAAATGGTAGATGTGGCTGAAACGGGGCGGTGTAAACGGCCCGTTCTTACCATTCATCGAACGAGAAGCCATCATGCTATTCCATTTACGGCTTTTTTTAAGCTGCGTAGATTTCATCGCAATAAGTGCTGTCTCATGTGACCCGTCATCGTTGATGAGGATAACGAAGTGTTGGTGCGTTTCTTCGATGTAATCACCTTCACCATCAACAACATACTCTTTGTTGTCTTCAGATGAACGCTCCGTCTTTGGACGTTCCTGACCGGGCTCGTAAATTGCCATGGGCGCACCGTTACCGCTGCCACGCGGTGCCCATTGAATAAATCTACGCTGGTATGCACAAGGGACAACTCGAACCCCTTGTTTACCTTTGTAGGCTTTACCTGTGACGGTGTTGTATATATCGCCCTTACGAGCATTGACAGATTCGTCATCCAATACAGGATCGTTACCAGACAAAACCTTAAGAAACGGAAGTGCTAAATCATCCGTTCCCAAGCCTTCCATGCCTGATCCGGCATCCTGTTCCATTAAAGCAATGTCAAACACTGCCACGTCTTTCTTGCCCTCTTGGGCTACTTCAGTTTTCTTAGTCATTATTTCTTTCCTCGCTTAATAACTGCGCGTTGACCCACCCATGCTCCAAACAATTCCATAGGAAACTCCTCTCCCGCTTCACAACGTTCTTTTACGAACGCTCGAAGTGTTTGAGGGTGAACCTCTGTCTTTTGATCTGGAACGTATCCCTGCTGTTGCGCGAAAGCAGCAAAGGCACTAGCTTGATCGTCCTCGCCACGACCAAACTGACACGCGACAGTATTCTTGATAATGTCGT